TATGCAGTTTCTCCCTGTTGTTCGATGAGAGTGTTGACGCGATCTTTCAGTTGTTGGAGAGTGTAGTTCATGAAAAAAGAGAAAAATGGAGTGAGGGGAGGTCTCGCGGCTGGAGACACAATTACATAGACCCTCAGCAGAACATTGGCATATACTCAGAAGAAGGCATTTTTTCGGTGTTGTAGTCAGTCACCTCGGCACCGTTAGCAATACGCGATGCCCACTCATTCTTGGCATCAATCATACCAACAGTGCTGTAAGACTTCAGACCATTCTTACGCCAGGTGACACGTTTTTGGAAACGCTTTACAACAGTCTTCACACCTTTCTCTTCACATGCCTCGGCAATAAATGCTTCGGGGAAGAAATCAACGATGGTGACGTTGGTGGTCAGTTGCATTGGGGTGTTCCTCTCAACATGGCCAATATACATCGGATGGGGGGTCTGGTCAAGGGGTCTGGACCAGTTTGCCAACTGGCACAGTCAGAAGAAGACTTCCAGACCTTTCAAGTTAAGCTGCATCGCGGTGTAATTCCTTGTTTGTTTAATGTCAACTACACTCCCAGCTTTCTTTGCATTGATTGGGGCATAGTATTCTCCTTTTTTTCCATTATAGAATCCCCAGATAGTCCGAACATCATCATGAGTATAAGAATACTTACGATGATCCCGTAACCAAATAGCAATGACGTTCCGCTTGTGTTCAGTAACTTCATAAGAATAGCCTTCGGG